TTAAGGGTTAGGGGTAGCCGTAGGGTTAGTCGGTTATTAAATCGGGGAATAGGGAGTATTAAATAAGTGCCGATCTAGTAGCAAGCCCTCCGTCTATTCCTACAGTTATCCACAGGTCTGACCAGTTATCCACAGGGTGCGGGCTGGCAGAAGCCCTGCCCAGCGCAGGACGGGCACCCCCCATTGCTTAATTTGACGCGGGGGAGGTATATATACCCCAACAAAAAATATTTGCTAAAGTTAAAGCTCGATCTGGCCTCTGACCTGCGGTTTTATATACTGTGATGAAGGTCACATTATAAAAACGGGAAATGCGTTAAATTTCCTGCCTTATATATAGTAAGGGGCTTTAGTAGGAAAGACCCTGAGTTGCTACGGTATGGCCTCTAGCGAGGCCCCTAGGCCGAGCACTAACTTACCCCTCAGTTCGCTGTGGCTCCTTCGGGCGCTAAGCCCGAACTGCCCAGTACTTTTAGTGGGGTGAGGTCTATCTACTGGTAGATGAAACCTTCCTCGCCTAGTATAAAGATGATCCGATTACGGCCCGTCCCCAATAAATTTTAGGAGATCACGTGGCTGACAATAGTGCCGATATTGCCAAGAGAATTATCCTTGGCTGTGTAGCAGAGGGTATGACCATTGAGGCCGCTTGCGCCTCTGCTGGTAAATCCATTAAGACATACGAGTACTATCGACGTACCGATAAGGTCTTTACCGACAAGGTTGACCGAACACGCCTTGGTCTTAAAGACAAGAGCTTTATTGATTCCGATGTCCACGACATCACCTTTGCCGAGTTCCGCCAGAAGTTCCTGCACTCTCAGACTTTCCCACACCAGCAAAACCTGGTAGATATGATCGAAGGCCGCGAGCCTTCTTGGTTACACCCCAGTATGAAGTATGAGCCAGGATTGGCTAGTAATAGAATCCTGATTAACATTCCGCCAAACCACGCCAAGTCGATTACGATTACAGTTGACTACGTGACCTGGCAGGTAGTACGCAATCCCAACTTTAGAGTTCTGATTGTTTCCCAGACGCAGCAGTTAGCTGCCGACTTTCTCTACGCCATCAAGCAACGCCTGACACATCCGATGTATGAATCACTCCAGCAGGCTTACGCAGCTGGCGTAGGGTTTAATTCCAAGAGCGCCTCGTGGCAAGCCACCCGTGTGACCTTTGGTTCAGAACTTCGTGAGTCTAGTGAAAAAGATCCAAACATCGAAGCCATTGGTATCGGCGGTCAGATCTACGGTAAGCGTGCCGATATGATTATCGTCGATGACGCGGTGACATTAAAGAACGCCAACGAGTTTGAGAAGCAAATCCGCTGGTTAACCCAGGACGTACGATCTCGTCTTAACCCTACAGGTAAACTTGTAGTCATTGGTACCAGAGTTTCTGCTATGGATCTATACCGCGAGCTTCGTAACGAAGACCGCTACCCTGGTGGACTGGTCCCGTGGAAGTACTTGGCAATGCCAGCGCTTTTGACTACGCACGAAGATCCTGACAAGTGGGAGACCCTCTGGCCTGCTAGCGATGCTCCATTTGATGGTCAGATGGAATCTGACAAGAACGAAGACGACCTTTACCCTAGATGGAATGGTCGCAACCTTTACAACGAACGCCAAGCTATGGATGCAAGTACCTGGGCTTTGGTATATCAGCAACAAGATATCTCAGATGATGCCATCTTTGATCCAGTATGTGTGCGAGGTTCTATAGATGGTATGCGTAAAGCAGGTCGCTTGGTTCCTGGTAACCCAGGCCATCCGCGTGATGTTAACGGCTTTTCTTTTATTTGTGGTCTTGATCCCGCTATGGTTGGTGATACAGCCGTCGTTTGTTACGCTGTTGATAGGGCTACACATAAACGCTATATCGTTGATGCTATTAAGATTACTAGGCCAACACCTGCTGCGATCCGTCAACTAATTTTTGACTGGACCGCCCTTTACAATCCTAGTGAGTGGATAGTAGAGAAGAACGCATTTCAATCTTTTTTAACGCAAGACGAAGGCATCCGTGCCAACCTTGCATCACGAGGAGTTTTATTACGTGAACACCATACAGGAACCAACAAGTGGGACTCAGGATTCGGTGTTGCCAGTATGTCCACTTTGTTTGGAACGAAGCAGCACGATGGTAAACATCATAGAGACAACCTTATCCATCTTCCTAGCGATCAAACAGAAAATGTCAAAGCTCTTATCGAGCAATTGATTACGTGGTCGCCTACTACTAAGGGCAAGACCGATATGGTGATGGCTCTGTGGTTCTGTGAGATTAGAGCACGCGAGATGCTCAACCAAGGTATGCACAAGACACACCATCTAAAAAATCCATTCCTGTCTCGTTTCGAGATGGGCAAGCGAACAGTTATCAATATAGATGAACTGCTTGCAGAAAAAGATCGTACATTCATCTAATAAGGAGATAACAATGGCAAACGGATCAACAGCAGACAAGGCACGCAAGGCTCGCAACAAAGCAGACGATGCTAAGTATGGTTTTGGTGAAGCAGAAAGAATTGCTAACAAAGTTGCTAAGACAGCAACTGGTAAAGATTTAACATACCAAGAAGAAGAGCGAGCAGGAAAAATTATCTATGGTCGTCGTGTAAGAGACACTGCACGCACTGCAGCTCGCGCAAATTTTATTGAACGTCGCACAGCAAAAAAAGCCTCATCTGATCGTATAAAGGCAGCAGTCGGTGGTGGCGCTCCTAAGAAGCAAGCACCTAAGCCAGCAACTAAAAAGGCAGCAGCTAAGCCAGCAGTAAAGAAGAAGGCTAAGTAATGCCAAATATGAAGAAGCCTGTAGTTAAGCCAAAGACAACACCAAAGGCTCCAGCTAAGAAGCCAGCAAAGATGACTCCACAGGATGCAGCAATGAAGAAAATCCTTGAGAAGAAGTACGGCAAGATCTACGGATAAGGAATTAAATTGTTATCAGTCAAAGAAGTTGACGCTAAGCTAGCACGCTTACGTACTCGCTCATCAGCGCGAGATCAACGTATGCGTGATGTGCTCTCGGTGCGTCAAGGAGATATCTCTAAGGTATATCCTGCAATGTTTTCAGAGGAATACCCAAAGCCTCTGGTTGCAAACTTCATTGACGTCGCAGCACGTGACTTAGCAGAAGCAATGGCACCACTGCCATCCTTTAACTGCTCAGCAACCAATATGGTTTCAGATGCAGCACGCAAGGCAGCAGATACTAGAACTCGTATTGCAAACTTCTATGTAACAAACTCTGACCTACAACTGCAGATGTACACAGCAGCAGACTGGTATAACACCTACGGTCTTGGTATTGGTATGGTTGAGATGGACTTTGAGGATAACAACCCTCGTATCCGTATGCTCAATCCATTCGGTACCTACCCAGAGTTAGATCGTTATGGTCGTGTGCTTTCTGTTTCTCAGGTCATCGTTACCGATGCAGAGACACTAGCTGCACAGTACCCAGAGTATTACGATTTAATCCTAGGTAAGAACCAGTACGCTCTTTCTTCTCCTTACATCTCAATGGTCAAGTACCACGACAAAGACCAGGACTTGCTCTATATCCCAGAGCGTAAGAACTTGGTACTAGCACGCACACCTAATATCTTGAACAAGCCTATGGCATCTGTTGTAATGCGCTCATCCTTAGATGGTGAAGCACGTGGACAGTTTGATGATGTTCTATCTGTACAACTTGCTCGTGCTCGCTTTGCAGTACTGCAGATCCAAGCAGCAGAAAAGTCTATCCAAGCACCTATTGCTATCCCACAAGATGTGCAAGAGTTGGCACTTGGTCCAGATTCAATTATGCGTTCTGCTAACCCACAAGGTATTCGTCGCGTTCCACTAGAGCTACCACCTGGAGTCTTTACTGAGTCTGGTGTTCTAGAGCGTGAACTACGTCTTGGTGCTCGTTATCCTGAATCTCGTTCAGGAGATATCAGTGCATCAGTTGTAACTGGTCGTGGTGTGCAAGCACTACAGGCTGGATTTGATACACAGATTAAGTCAGCACAAGCACAGTTTGCTCGTATGTTCCAAGAACTTATCTCTGTTTGCTTTGAAGCAGATGAGAAAGTATTTGGTGGTATTCCAAAGACCATCAAGGGAACAGATGACGGAACACCTTACGTTCTTAAGTACACACCATCTCGTGACATCAAGGGTGAGTACGGCGTAGATGTACGCTACGGAATTATGTCTGGTATGGACCCAAACCGTGCCATCATTGCTTTACTACAAATGCGTTCAGACAAGTTAGTTTCTCGTGACTACGTACGTCGTGAGATCCCAATGGACTTGAATGTTACGCAGGAGGAACAACGTGTTGATATTGAAGAGATGCGCGATTCTTTGCGTGTTGCTGTTGCACAGTATGCTCAGGCAATTCCTGCCCTCGCAGCGCAAGGTCAAGACCCTAGTGAGATTATCTCACGTATCGCAACTGTTATCCAAGGTCGCCAAAAGGGACAATCACTAGAGTCAGTAATCGAAAAAGCATTTACACCAGAACCACCTCCAACCCCGCAAGTGCCACCAATGGCACCAGGTATGGAGCAACAGATTCCAGCGGCAGGTGCGGCCCCCGCCCCAGCCTCAGCGCAACCTCCACAAGAACAAGGTGGTCAGGCCCCTGCTGCTGGTCAACGTCCAGATATAGCTCAATTACTCGCTGGTATCAGCGGTGCAGCTTAAGTAGAGGGGGTGTAAATATGAATAAAGGATCACGCGCAGCAGCTCCAATGGCTAAGCCAAAGGAAGGCAAGATGGATACTTCAAAGCCAGCAGGCGGCAAGGTATTCTTCGGAATGATGCCAGCAGGACGCAAGGGCAACGCAGTAAAAAAGGGATAATAACTTTTAACAGAGGGAGCACTGGGCGATGAAAGACAACAATCACATTTCTCGTCCAGTGCGCTTTCTTGATCTTGTAGTTATCGGTGTAGGTTTTCTACACAACATTGCTTCATCCTTTGAAACATTAACAGGTGAGCTAATGGAATTATCAATTTACCAATCAAATCATCTTACTCAAACCAATCGGGCTTGGGAAGATATGACAGCAGATTTAGAAAAATTAGAGGAGGACCAACAGTGAGTATGATGAATCCACTGGCAGGACCAGCAGGTCCAGGTAAATTCTCTACACGTACCGATAATTTACAAATGGGTTCAACAGCATATGGCGAAGGCGTCGAGACACAGGCTATTCAGTCTGGTGCTCCGCTTGCTAGAACTGGTGATGTGCGTCCTGCTCGCGCAGGAGATGTACGCCAAGCAGCATCGCAGGGTCAGGCAACAGGATTATTTGCACCAACAGAGCGTCCTGATGAAGTAATCACTACAGGTATTGATATGGGTCCAGGAGCAGGATCAGAAGCTCTTGCTATGAATCAATCTCAACAGGGTGAATCAGATATTATCGCAAGATATATGCCAGCACTTGATGCAATGGCATCAGCTCCAGATACTCCCCAATCATTTAGAATTTTTGTTCGCTCATTACAGGGGAATATGTGAAGCAATTTGTTAAAGATGTTACAGCGTTTGTTGATGCACTAGGTTACGATCACCCTGGCATCATTCTTTCGCTTGCACAAATTCCTTGGGAATCAGACTCTGATAGAGATGGCTTTATAGACTACTTGACACGGGAGGCATAACCGTGGCTAACTATTGGGACATTATTAAAAAGGCAGTTAGTGGTGCTGTTGGCAACGCAGTTGGCGCGGTTCCACAAGCAGGTATTTCTCTTGCTGGCGGTCTTGCTCAAAAGCAAGCAAGTCAGTTAGCTCCTGGTGCAAATGTTTCTAACATTGCAAATAAGCCTAAGCGTATTATTGGAGATATTGCTAATAATATGGCTAGCACAGCAGTTGATGTTGTTACTAAGCCAGCAGAGGTTGCACGTTTAGATACTGTATTTAACCTTGGTATGAAAGAGGTAGATGAATTCTACCAATGGGCATACCCAAAAGTATCTCAACCTGTTAGTACGGCTCTTCTTTCTAACGCAGATTTTATTGCTGGTGAAGGTCTTAATTTACTAGAAAACTGGAAACTTGCAAAGCAAGTTAGCCCAGGACAGGCATTTGTTGCACCTATAGTAGAACTGTTTAATCCTGATTTTAACATTGCCTCACCATCAGATCGTAAGAAAACATTTGTAGATAACGTTTTTGGACAACTTTCAAGTGGTGGTGTTGACGGTCTTCTTAACTGGTTTGCAGATCCATTAGTTATTGGAGGCAAGGGCCTTAAGGTTGCTCGTTTATCTGGCCTTATTCGCCCTATTGAATCTGCGGAAGATATCGTTCGTCTACGCTCAGAGCTTGATATTCACAGTATGTATGTTAAATCTAATGGTGTTGTTGGTAGAGAAACACCAATGGGTGTTGTTGCTCAACGTCTAGTTGGCAAGAATGCTGCAGAGGCATACGATGACGTATTTATCAGAAATACAACTAATCCAGTTTTAATGGCAGGTCTTGTTGGTGAAGCAAAAACTTACGATGATGTAGCAAACTTTATTGCAGCAGCAGCTGGTGATACAAATTCACTAGATAAGATTGCAGCTACTCGTGCATCTATTGCTGATGAGATTCAACGCTCTCAAGATATTTTTGATCCTATTCAAAAGCGGTACAACACTATTGAGTGGGGTACAGGAGTTAACATTGAACAGCATCTTCCTACAGTTCAAGAGTATGATCGCCTAAGCAGAGTCCTTGACGATCTTAAAGTACGCGATGCTAACCTAGAACGAGCTATGTCTGAGCGCATTGGTGACTATCGAGTCATCAATGAGTACACATCAGCAGCTGACGTTAACCTATTTAACAAGAATATCGGCGTAGCCATTGAAAAGGCTCGTGCTAAAGCATCTGATCTGTACCACGACTTCAGTTTTTACACAGAGACATTCCAAAAGTCTCCATATACTCGTCCCGTTGTAGTCATCCAAGCAGCATTTAACAAATTACCACGTGGAATTGTACGTATTGACGGTGGTCCTGTAGCAGATTCATACAATGAAATTAAATATGCGCTTAATTCTGTTAAGCCATTGCGTGATATGAAGTATATCGAGACAAAAAACGAACTCGCTAGAGATTATATGAATGCACGTAACGCTACTGAGCGTATGACTGCAGTTGAAAACATTGAAAGCGAAATTGCAGACATCATTGCGCTTGAAAACGATTTGACCATTGAGGAAGCACAACGCTGGTACAAGGTTTATGGAAACGTTCGTCGTGGAATGATGGACAGTTTCTCACAACACGGCTTTTGGGTAGACGAAGCAGAGAAGCTAGTCACTTCTCCTTTCTGGAAATCTGAAATGCCTAACGTAGTTCCTATGATGGACTTTAAGGACTTTGATAAGTTTCTTAAAATCTATAAGCAGGTTCGCCCTTTGGGAGAAAAGGCTACAGAAGCAGCACTTAAAGCACGTCAAGCAGCTGGTGAAGTAGAAGATATGCTGGACTTTGCAAACTCTCTATTTAAGGCTTCTGTACTTACACGTATGGGTTACCCAATCCGTAATACAATTGACGGTCAACTTCGTGCAGCATTAGCTCTAGGTTCTCTTGCTAAGACAGATAATTCTATTAAAAATCTAGCATCTAATGTAAAGACTCGTGCTACTAAGGCTACAAATTTCTTTGAAGAAACACTAGGTTTAGAAAACCCAAGTCAACTACGCGATCAAATTGGTAAACTAGTTACTCAGCGCAGCCAAACTATTGATGTACGTACCAGTATCTTAAATGAGATTACACCTACACAGTATTACGCTGGTGCTGCAGGTACGTTTGGCAAGCCAGTTGATCCAGGAATGGTTGAGCTTGCTCTTGCCTCTAACACAAAGCCTTTACTCACACAGAAACAACGTGATGCTTACTTTGCATTAAGCAAGAAACAAAAAGATCAAAAGGGTCTTTTGTTTGGTGCTGACAGAGACAAGTTTAAGGACATACAGGCTAAGGCTTATGGTCAGTATGTACGTCAGGAGATAGTTCCAAATCTTCCTAAAGGCACAACTTTAGTATATGCAGATTTTCCTAGTGGAAAAGTTTTCTATAAAGTACCTGGAACACAAGGTCGTTTGCCAAAGGGTGCAATTCCAGATATCCAAACACGTAAGGGTTTACCTTCTTCAATTTTAGCAGATGAACTAGAAGCATCTGGTAAGTTTAAGATGCGTGCTAAAGGTCCAATCGAGCAACCTGATATCCGCGTTATTACTTCATACGAAATTTCTAAGGGAATGAACTATGAAGATATTGCTGAACTTCTTGGTGAGCAACAGATGAACCGTATTCGTACTTACCAAGATATGGTTGATAAGTATGACAATGAAATTCTTGACAGAATTCTTCAATCACAGAAGTTAGCAGCACGTCGTTCTGAACTTAAGATTGTTCGTTCAGGTGAAGGGCGAGACCTTTATACAACACCATCTGGTGCAAAGATTGAAGCTGATGGAGCGTTTGCAGGTCCTAACGGTATCTTGCATCGTCAAGATGCAGCTAGCGATAACACGCTTAACTGGATGACAGAAGGACAGACTTATCTTTCATACGATGCTATGAAGGGTATTGAGTCTCGTAGTTACGCAGGAAAATTAAGCGAAGCTCGTACAGTGGTTCAACCTACCGATCCTCAATACTTTAATGAGATGTCAGTATTTACTAACCGCATCTTGCGCCAGGATCAACTTGCTATGCGTATTCTACAAGGACAAGGTGATAGTGAGATTGCTGGATGGTTGCGTAAGGAAGGCCAGTTCTACTTACGTGAAATCAATGCGGATATTGCTAAAGACCAAATCAGATCTCACGTTTCAGAAGCACGCTCTCGTATCTATAAACTATTTCCAGATCAACAGATGCGTGCACTTGTTGCACGTGAAGAGTTGAACCCAGAGCAGTTTGACGCCTTAATGCGTGGAACTCCAAATCTTGCACCTATTGCTGGTCGTTCTTTTGTTGATGACACACTGCGTTATGACAAGGGAGTTATCAAGAGTACTATCAATACTGCTATCTCAGGAGTCTTTAAGGCTATTGGTTCTACACCTGAAAACAATCTTGTATCTTGGCCTTTCTATGAAAACCTTTACAAGAAGAACCTCCAGCTTGAAATTGATATTGCAGAAAGATTAGGCAAAAACCTTCAAGACCCTGAATTGATTATTCAGTTACAGCGTAGTGCACACGGACAGTCACGCAAAACTGTTAACGATGTTCTATATCGTATGACAAATAACACTGGTCTCTCAACCACTATGCGTTTCTTGGTTCCATTCTTTAACGCACAGTACAATGCAGTAAAGGTCTATGGAAAATTCTTTATCCAAGATCCTTCACGTATTGCTCGTGCTTCACAGATCTGGAATCTTCCTAACCGTATCGCTACAGTAGTAGATCAAGAAGGTCAGGAAGTTCCTACAGGAACACCGCCTTCTGTACAGCAGTATCTATTATTTACAATTCCAGAAGGTGTACAAGGACGTTGGGGCATTCCAAAGGGATATCAAATCTCTATCCCTAAGAACAGCCTTAACGTATTTCTTACAGGAGAAAATCCTCTTGCTCCATCATTTGGACTACCTGTAACTATTCCTGTATCAATGATTGCTAACAATCGTCCAGATCGCGTTGAAAATGTTAAAAAGTTTCTAACAGAATTTACTGGTGAAACAACAGCTAACGTTATTATGAATAGCATTTTACCATTTGGTAAAGCAGCAGCAGATCCTTGGAAACTATTGCTACCAGCAGCAGGACAAAAGTACGCCGCATTACAAAGTGGTTTAGACGATACAACTTTTTCAAGCACTGTTGCTAGTGCTATGAAAACTCAATACTTTGAGTGGGATCAAAATGGACGTCAAGGTCCACAGCCTGATTTCTCAGATGCTATTAAACTAGCACAGCAAATGTACAAAATTCGTATTGCTGTTAATATGTCATTGCCATTTACATTTACATTCCGCCCTGAGTGGCAACTTATTATGGATGACTACCGTCGTGCTTTGCAAGACCCAAAGGTTGGCAAAACAAAGGTTGACGATTACATCTTTGGTAAGTACGGTGATATTGGATACATTATCACAGCACCTACTAGCAAGAATACAACTAACTTACTAACCACATCAGGTGCCGTAGTAAACCAGCGCAAGTACAATTCCCTGCTTGGCGAAATGGATAAACTGAACACTCCAGGTTTAGTTGGATTTATTGCCAACTTTGGTAACAATCAAGATAAGTATTCAGAGGCAGCGGCTAACTATTTCCGTGATAGATCAGTTCGTCCTGGTGGACAGATTAAGTACACTGAGCGTCGTGCTACTGAAGACATCTTAGTTGACCGTCAAGAAAGTCTTGGTTGGAACTACTACGAAAAGTTTTCAAAGCAACGCGATGCTGCTCTTGCTCAGTATGGAATTAAAAGTGTTAATTCAAATGCTGCTCGACAGTTAGGAATTGCAGATGCTTGGGAGCAAGCAGTTCAATCTATCAAAGATTATCTGCCAGCTTGGTCAAAGGCTTACGACAATTCTGTAGGTGATTTTACAAAAACCAAACGCTATGTCCAAGGTCTTCTTAAGATAACTCAAGACAAAAAGTGGATGGGTCAGTACGGTAAAACAAATACAATGCAGGCAGTTTCTGATTATGTTCTTAATCGTGATTACTTGGCTCGTGAACTTGCAAACCGTAAAGCAAATCTAGGTACACAAGGTCTTTCAGATCCATCTAACGCTGATCTCAAAGATGCTTGGGAAGGTTACATTTTGCAGATGAAGTTATGGGATAATGGATTCGGTGATTTCTACACACGTTACTTAGAAAACGACAACTATGAGGTGATTGACTAATGTCTTGGAGTAAAGACGAAAAAGGCAAGTGGACCTGGACACCAGATGGTAAGGGTAATCCATACAAAGCTGGCGATAACACATCACCAAAACCTACTTTTGCATTTGGCAATAGCACAGGTAACCAAAGCAACATTGGCTTGCTTCTTGGATTTGGCATCAAAGACCAAGATAAAAAAGATCTAAGCCTTGCTCCAGTTAAAATTGCTCCATACATTGTTACCCTTTCAAAGACCAACCCAAAGGCTTACAACTCAATTAAAGGTTTAGTAAAAGCGGCATCAGGAAAAAACATCAACGATCCTAATACTCTTGGTGCTTGGGTTAGTCGTTTAGCTGAAAACATCTTCTACTCAACAGACCCAATAGTCAAGACTATGAGTATCGAAGACTTCCTTCGCTCAACAGCAAAGACTGCAAACATTGCAGATGCTGCAGCAAAAGCAGCCGCATTGCCACAGCGTGAGATCTATGACAAAACTGAAGCAGATCGTTTAGCAATGATTAACAAAGTATCTCAATCTCTTCGTGGTCAAGACATTACAGAAGAAGACAAAACTCAAAAGTGGTACATAGATCTTAAAGCATCTATTGACAAAATGATTGATACTGGTTCTGTCAGAACTACATCAAAGAAGTTTAATCCTAAGACTGGAAAAACAGAATCAGTAGCTATAACTACTCCTGGTTATTCAGAAGAACAAGTTGCTGCTACTGCAGAGAAGGCTATTCGTAAAGCAACACCAGAAGATGTGGCACGTAAAGAGCGTGTTGATTTTACAAGCTGGATGTTTAGTGCATTGGGAGGTAAGTAATGGCTAATACGCCTGAACAAGCCCAGTACGATAAAGATCTCCAAGAACTCAATGCGCTCAAAAAAGGCGGCGTAGGAACATCTGTAATCAATCAATTGCAAAAAGATTTTGCTAAGAAATATCCTGATGGTCGGCCAAAAGATGTAGTAAGTAATGCTGAAATTGCAACAGGATTAAAGGCTGCAACTAATCTTGGAATCGGTGAAGCACTTCTCAACGATCCACTATATGGCAAAGAACTTCAAGATGTTTTTAAGTTGTATAAGACAAACAAAACTGCAGCTATTGATTTACTTTTTAAGACTAAGTTTGCTAAGTTAGATACAGATGCACGTGAGCGTTATGTTCTTAAGATTGAAAACTCTGACCTTTACAAAGAAGGCGTCAAGAGTTGGATTATCGGAATCAAGAAGAAGCTCAAGGGTCAAGGTTCAAACCTTACAGACCAGCAACTTGAAGACTATTACATCAGAGGTATTGATGACATAACCATTCTTGATGAGGCACTATCTGGTGGTAAGTTTGAGCAGGGCAAGACTGGTGGAACACAGGCTGATTTCTACAACGAACTAACAAGAATAGCTAGTCGTAATGGAATCTCAACATCACTATTGCCAAAGGTTCTCGGCTTTGACACTATCGATCAAGTTATCAAAGAGTTGCAAACTGGTGCATCTATTGAAGACTTTAACCAGAGAATCCGCAGCTACGCTAAGACATCTTTGCCTGACTGGGCAAAGACTTTAGTAGACCAAGGTCAAGACTTGACTGACATTATCAATCCATACCGTGCAACTATTGCAGATGAACTTGAGATTGGTTATAACTCTATTGATGTTACTGACAAGTACATCCAAGAAGCACTCTCAAAGAATATGAGTTTGTATGACCTACGTAAATCTCTTCGTCAAGATAACCGTTGGCAGTACACGGACAAGGCTAATCAAGAAGTATCAAATTCAGTATTAGGAATCCTCAAGGATTTCGGATTTCAGGGGTAAATAAATGGCAGCGGCAGATAAAGCAAATGAAGCACGCTTAGCGTTAGAAAAAGCAAAAAAAGACGCAGAATCAAGAGCAGGCAAGACAACAGAACAACGCCTTGCGGAGATGAAGGCTGAACGCGAAAAGAAACTTGCTGAACAAGCAGCTGACAGAAAAACCCAAAAAGCAAATACACCTTCTAAGCAAGAGCAAGCAGAACTTGATAGAAATAAAAAGTTTGCAGAAGAAAGACTTGCAGCCAATCCAGATACTGGAGCAGGTGGAATTGTTGGTTCTACTATTACCAAGTGGGCGATAGACCCAAAGACAGGTAAGAAGCGTACACCCAAAGAGATTATTGATGCTGTTACAGAAGCTGTTCTTGCAGATAAAAGCTCTGGTGGAATATCTTTAGACCCGCTAACAGGTAAGCAAAGATCTCTTACTCCTGCACAAAAGGTAAACCAAGCCCTAGGGCAGTTAATGCAAAATGCTATGTATGAAGGACAAGGTTATGGCGATGCCTATGGAGTTTATGAATATCTTAAAAAAGGCTCTCGTGGTTTAACAGTAAGTTCTCTTGCTAACAGACCTGAAAACTGGGAGATTAATAAAGACTCAGTTGGCAAGATAATTGACAGAAAATACTTTGATGAACCAGGCAATAGAAAAGTTTTTATTGTAGACCCAACTAGAAATCAACTTACTCCAGAGGAAATTAAAGCATATCAAGATGCTGGGGCAATGACTATTGACCCTGTTACTGGGGGGCAAGTTTTAATTGACCGCCAAGGAAGATACACACTAGGTGACCAGCCTAATGATGCTAATATAGAAGATTATAGTAAATACGTAGCACCAGTTAAGCCTCTTAACTATTTTCTTAATAAGCCAGGTAGGTCAGGTGGCACAACTGGTAGCGTAGGCGGTAACGCAGTTGGTGGTGGATCAATTGATGCTCTTACTGGTTTGCCAATTAGTATAGACAGTTTTGGCAGCGATATGAGTGATGGTATGGGTGACGGTATCGGTAGTAGTAATACTAGCGGTAGTGGCGATGGCAGCACATACGCTCCACAAAATTCAGAACGAAAGTCTGCATATGATTTACTCTATGCACAATTCAAACAGTACGGATTAGAGTCTTTAGTTGAACCACTTAAGGGTTTTATTACTTCTGGAATTTCACCATCAGAATTTGTTATTAAACTTCGTGAGACAGATGCTTACAAGAAGCGTTTTGCTGGCAATGAGCAACGCATCAAAAAAGGTCTAGCTGCTATTAACGAAGCTGAGTATCTCGCTCTTGAGGACCAGTACCAGAACATTATGCGTAACTATGGTCTTCCTGAATCCTACTGGAGCAAAGACTCTATGGGTACACAAAAAGGATTTACTGATCTTATTGGAAACGATGTTGCTGCTTCAGAACTTGAAGATAGAATTATGAACGCACAAAACCGTGTTCTTAAGGCTAATCCAGAAGTAGCTCAAGCACTTAAGCAGTTCTATCCAGAGATTACTAATGGAGATATTCTTGCTTACACACTAGATCCTACAAAGGGTGTTGAGGATATCAAGCGTAAGATTACTGCAGCAGAAATTGGTGGCGCTGCACTTCAATCAGGATTGCAAACTAACTTAACTCGCGCAGAAGAATTACGTAAGTATGGAATTACTAAAGATACTGCACAGCAAGGCTACGGTGCTATCGGTGGTTCATTGATGCGTGGTTCACAGCTTGCATCTATCTATGGAGAAGATCCATATACACAGACAACTGCAGAGCAGGAAGTCTTCAAGATTCCTGGTGCAGAAGAAGCACGTAAGCAACGCCAAAAGATTACTGGACTAGAAAAGGCCGCATTCAGCGGTCAGACTGGACTAACCAGTGGAGCCTTGGCACGAGATCGTGCTGGCAATTACTAAATAAAAAGCCTGCCACTAGAACGACTGGCCTAGTGGAGCGATAACAAGACCAGTAGTAGGAGCCACATAACCCACCCCAAGGATATGTGAGGCCTGCGCCAACAACTAATAGGGAGAAGGACCACTATGTCCAATTACGACTACGAGGATGATGACGACTTCGATATGAATGACTCATCTAACGACCTAGTAAAGCAACTACGCAAAGCGTCTAAGCAAAAAGACAAAGAACTAAATGAGCTTCGTGCTCAGTTTGAGTCTTTGAACAAGTCGCAGCGCGAACGAGCAATAAAGGATGCCCTCGCAAGTCGCGGGGTAAACAGCAAAATTGCTTCATTTATCCCACAGGATATAGACCCAACTGAAGAGTCTGTATCTAAATGGCTTGAAGACTATGCCGATGTATTCGGTATTGAAACAAGCCAAACCCAGGCAACACCTAATGTAAATCCAAACGATGCTGCAGCATATAAGCGTATGACAAACTCCGCAGACTCTGGTGTATCACCAGAACACAACGGAGACATTATGCAAAGACTAATGAATGCAAACAGCAAAGAAGAATTGGATGAAGTCATTAGATTGTCTGGACTCTAATCCGATCCTACAACAGAAAGGCTAGACCATAAATGGCTATCCCAACAGGTACCCCTACCACCACGTCTAGCATCAGCAACCTCGTACAAGCAGCATACGATCAGTATGTAAGAATGGCACTACGTTCCATTCCTGTTATGCGTTCACTTGCAGATGTTAAGCCAGTGCAACAGGCAATGCCAGGATCATCAGTTGTTTTCTCAATCTATTCAGATTTGGCTCAGGCTACATCTACATTGACAGAAACATCAGATGTATCAAGCATTGCACTAGGTAACCCA